GCTGGCGAGCTCGGCGCCGAGGCGCTTGGCAGCGTGGATCAGGTCGGATTCTTTGAGCAGGCAGCTGCAATCGGCGCCGGCCAGGGCGGCGAGCGTTTTGGGGCCGGCGATGCCGTCGACCACCAGGCCAATGCTGCGCTGGTAGGCCATGACGGCCTGTTCGGTCTTTTCGCCAAAGTCGCCATCAATCAACAGGTCAATGCCGGTTTTCTTGAGGGCGTGCTGCAGGGCTCTGACGTCCTGGCCTTTGTCGCCAATGATCATTACGCGGGTCGTGTTCATCTGTTTGTCCTGATCAGTGCAGCGACGTTGCCCCGCGCCCGGTAAACCATGACGCACAGCAGCACGGGCGGCAGCACTTGCCACAGGCTGACGGCGCTGGGGTTGAGTAGCAGATCCACGGCGGCGCACAGCAGCACACCGATCACCACGGCGGCGAGCAGCGAGATGCCACGGCGGCAGCGGTAGCCGCGACGGTCGAAGGCGACCAGGCGCAGCGCTGCTACCAGGTAAGCCAGGGTGGCAATGGCCGGGTAAAAGGTCGCCTCTAGTCCTGTTGCTGGTTCGATTGGCATGTCAGCCTCCTGGGCCGCCGCGTTTGATCAGGCTGGCGATGTCGAATTTATCGATCTGCTGCATCAGCTTGATGCCCAGCGGAACGATGACAATCGAGCCGATGAACGCGCCGGTACCGGTTTCTGTGACCGGTGTTTGTGTGACGAGCTCGGAGCTCATGAGGTAGCCGACCAGGGCGCTGAAAAACAGGCTGCCGATCCGCTGCCAGGCTTTGAGTTCGGATTTGTTGTAGGCCACCAGGGCTGCGCCCAGTACCGCGCCCATGACGGCGTTGGCGTCGATGAACGGCACCATGGCGGCGAGGGTGACGCCGGCCGCTGTGGTGGCGGCTATGGCTGTACTGCTGGTTGGTTCAGGCATCTTTACCCCTCAATCCCAGAGATTTACTGCGGTGTTCTGCTCTGCCGGCGCTGCGATGGCAGGCATGTTGACTGGCTGGCCTATCGGCAGCACCGGCCCCAGATCGGCAAGGCCGGGGTTTGCCTGCAGCAGCTGCTCGACAACGCCAGCGGTGCGGCCGTAGTAGCGCCAGGCGATGGCGTCTACGGTGTCGCCCTGCACTGCGCGCACGGTTTCCATCAGATGAGCTCGATGGTGGCGTGACCCTTACCCAGCAGGTCGCGCACGGCGTGGCGGTGGTCGCGGCGGTAGTCGTCTGCGGTGGGCATCTGCTCGTCGGCTTCACGGACGCCGCTGGCGGTGGCGTCATAGCCCCGGTACCGCTCGGCGTGCTCGGCACCTACCAGGGCCTGCACGGCGCGGGTGTAGGTGACTGCGAGCGCGTTTTTGCCGGCGATGGTCATGGGGTTGACCGCTTCCAGAGTTTCGTGGCCTGCGGCTTTCCAGATGACTTTCTGCTCTTGCAGCTCGCGGTTGGTGCTGATCATGGCGCTGATGATGCTGCCTTCCAGTCTCAGGTCTGAGACGTCGCCAGACAGGCGCAAGCCGGCACGCAAAGCGGTGGCATCAATTTCAGGGAAGAACCCGTCGTTGGTGAGTACGAAAGGCGCTGTGGGTGCCTGGCCGACGAATCCGCTCATGATGACCTCAATAGTCGGCGGTGGTCGGGGCGTCACAGCAGGAAAGGAGTAAACCGCTGATCAGCCCCGAGCCGCCGGTGCGTGGGGAACGCTCGGTTAGCCGGCGGTGCCGGCGTGTTTCTTGAGAAGGCGGTTAACACCTTCTAGATCTTTCTTGCCGCCGCAGTTGTCGTGCAGCTCGATGGCGCGGGTGAGGTGCTCACGGGCGTTTTCGAGCAGCTCGACGTGGTCGTCGGTCAATTTGTCTTTCTCGATGCCGAAGGCATACGCGCGGCCGATGGCCAGATGCAGCTTGGCGCGGGCTTGGTCGGGCATGTCTTGCTCGGCAGTGATGCGCTGCGCTTCGAGCAGAGACTGGACCGGGAAGCTGTTACCCGCCTTCATGGCGCGCAGTGCCAGCTCGGCGGGCTCTTCGGCGATCAGGCAGGCCGCTGAGCGGTTGAAGCGATCCGGCATGGTGAGCCCGTGCTGCAGCACGTATTCACCAATGCGCAGGCCGACGCTGTACTCGCCGGCGTCGAAGTGCCAGAGCATGAGCGTGGTGAGTACTTCGTCCTGGGCACCTTTGCCGGCACCGAGTACGCCGTCGATGTACGGGGCGTAATCGGGAAGCAGGCGCAGCTTGAGCTCGGCTTTGGCTTCCTGGCTTTGCACCTGGTGCAACTGCTGCCGGTGCTGATGCAGCTGGGCGAGCTGCATCTCGTAGGCAGTAGCGCCGGCCATGGTGAGGCTTGGGCCAACGGAAGCGGCCGCCTTGGCGGCGCGCTTGCGTTGTTGGTTTCGCTGTGCAGGGGACAATGCCACGGTTACACCTCGGTGATGTTCTCGACCAGGGCCACCAGGCCGAAGTCTTCGATGACGTAAGCATCGTTGGACGACTGGTAGTCGGCGATGCGGTCGTATTCCGGCTCATCCTTGATGTGACGGCGGCGGCCACCTTCCTGCCAGTAGATCGACAGGTTGTTGAGGGTGGTCACCAGCAAGGTGTTGTCGGGGAAGAAGGGGGCGTCATAGATCCGCAGCCCACCCAGGCGAGCCCGGGCGATGATCTCCTCAACCGCCAATTCTTCCTCGTTGGATTCCGCGCCGCGATCTACCGCGTTCAACAGCTTGGCGTGCAGCAGGTTGCGCGACACCATGACGATCAGGCCCGGGTGCTTGCGGTGCCATGGGTCGAGCATCTGCACAGCGTCGAATGCAAGGGAATCCAGCGACTTGTAATCGCCAGTGGCGCCGATGGTGACCTGGCCAGATTCAGCGACTACTTCATCCAGTACGCGATCAGTTGCGCCGGCGCGGATCTTTTGCAGCCAGCCGATATTGACGTCCTCGCCAAGGGGGTTGGCTTCGGGGTCAGTTTCAACCGCAGCGGTGATGCCGTTGAAGCCGATCATGATCCGATCCAGCCCTTGGCGCTGCGCAATGGACTGGCTCAAACGCGCCTGGAAGTCTGGGAATTTGGCCCACTGAACCAGCAGCTGATAAGGGAAAGCGCTGTCGAAGTCGGTTTTCTTACAGTTGTATTCGTCCATGCTCAGCGCGCTGCGATCCTGAGGATTGCGGCGGTTGCCAGCACCGGTGTTGGTACGGCGGGCAATCGGGCCGTTCACGCCCATCAGCAGTGCCTGGCCGGACTGCTCGGTAACACCCATCATGTTGATGCGGGTAAGCATCTCGATGGATTCCTGCATCGCTGTTTCGAGCGACTGCTGCACGGTCGGTTCGACGTTGAACTTCTGCATCGCGTCGGTGACGGCGTTCAGGCGTGCGATTTGGCTGAGGTAGCCGGAAAAGACGATTCGGGTTTCTTTGCGCATGAGGTGCTCCGTGCATCAGTGTTGGGCAAGCAATTTCGGCGTTTGGGTTAGGTTCAGTAGGTGGCCAGTGTCTGGCCGTCGCCACCTGTCGCCGCAGGGCGCTGGGTGTAGCTGCGTTCAGGCTCTTTGCCGAGTTTCGTTTGCAGCGCTTCGAGCTGCTCGGACGTCCCCTTGTAGTCTTTGCGCAAAGCGTCCAGATCGGCCTTGATCTGGGTGAAGTTCTTGTCCTGGTCCGCCAGGTGCTGGGCAATGGCTTCGACGCTTTCACCCAGCTCATTGAAGAGGGTGGCGTCCTTGCCTTCTTTCTCCTTGTGCTTACCGATGAGATCCCGCACTCGCGAGAAGAGACCATCGGCTTTGCTCGGCTCGGCAGGGGTGACGGTCTCGAAGTCGAGCTCCACCTCTACCGCTTCGGAAAACAAGTTGTCGGGGTGTTGCTTGCGACCAGCCAGGGGGTTGGCGTCAGGGTGCTGGGCAGAAAACGCGAGCATTTCCGTGCCCAAGCTGGCGGGGCTGTCGGTTACGCCCAGGCCTTCCATGTAGGCCTTGCCGGTATCGGAGAATCGTGGATTCAGCTCGATGCTGGTGTACATTTTTTGCCGCTTCTTGTTCAGAGCGATCAATTCGTCGGTGGGGTCGATCTGCGCGAACAGTGCCAGGCGCTTGACCCCTGCGACTTCAACCTCTTCAGCCTTGAGGGCTACCACGTCGCCATAGGCGCGGAACGGGCCGTCTGCTGTCAGGCTGCGCAAGTGCTCCAGCCATACCCGCGCACCGTAGGTGTTGGTGTTGTAGCTGGCGGCGGCGTCTTCGATCCACTGGCGTTCGATTTTGCGGCCGTCTGTGGTGGCGCCTTCTACGGCGACGCGAAAGAACTTGGAACGAAATTTGTCTGCCATGCCTTGTGTCCTCAATCCTGAAACCCGGTAGGTGTTGAGGGCATGTTCGGCAGTGGCGCTGCTGCCAGCAACGCACAGCAAGTGGGGCGGGGGGCGTTACACCTTGGCGGGGAGGCTGCGCGCGCGGGAGGGCGTCAGCATCTGCCACATGAATGCTATCGCCAAAGCACCGACAGACAACCGACGCCACGCCAGATTCCTGTTCTGGTCGGGCTGGCGCATCTGCGATATAGCCGATCACCTGGGCGAGAAGGCAAAAACCGTCCACAGCTGGAAGGACCGCGACGGCTGGGACAAGGCAGATACTGTAGAGCGTGTTGATGGTGCTTTGGAAGCCCGCATGGTGCAGCTGATCATCAAGGATCAGAAAACCGGTGGCGATTACAAAGAGATCGATCTGCTTGGCAGGCAACTGGAGCGCACCGCGCGGATCAAGCGCTACCAGGCAGGCGGTACCGAGGCAGACCTAAACCCCAATATCGCCGCCCGCAACGCCGGGCCGAAAAAGCCCCCCACCCGCAATGAGCTAGACGAAGAGCAGATCGAGAAGCTGGTCGATGCGTTCCGTGAGGGGTGCTTTGACTACCAGCTGGACTGGTACCGCGCCGGCGGAATGCGTACCCGGATGATTCTCAAGTCTCGCCAGATCGGCGCCACCTGGTACTTCGCCCGGGAAGCGCTGATCGATGCAATAACCACCGGTCGAAACCAGATATTCCTGTCTGCGAGCAAGGCCCAGGCGCACCAGTTCAAAACCTACATGCAGACCTTTCTGATGGAAGTGGTCGGCGTGAAACTGACCGGCGACCCCATCGTGTTGTGGAACGGCGCCGAGCTGCACTTCCTCGGTACCAACTACCGCACGGCCCAGGGGCGCAGCGGTAACTTCTACTTTGACGAGTTCTTCTGGGTGCAGGGCTTCGACCAGATCAATAAAGTGGCCAGCGGCATGGCCCTGCACAAGAAATGGCGCAAAACCTATTTCAGCACGCCATCGACCATGGCGCACGAGGCCTACACGCTCTGGACCGGCGAGCGTCGGAACAAGCGGTTACCAGCTGACAAGCGGGTGAAAATCGACGTAGGCCATGAGCGGCTGCAGCCCGGCAAGCTGTGCGAGGATCGGATCTGGCGGCAGATCGTCACCATCCTGGATGCTGCTGGCCGGGGCTGTGACCTGTTCGACCTCGATGAGCTGCGCGAGGAATACAGCCCGGAAGAGTTCAACAATCTGTTGATGTGCCTCTTCATCGATGACGGCGATTCGATCTTCCCCCTCAAGCTGCTGCAGCCCTGCATGGTCGACACCTGGGAGACCTGGGACGATTACGAGCCTTTCGCCATGCGCCCCTTGGGTGATCGGCCGGTGTGGATCGGTTATGACCCTGCAGAGAATGGCGACAGCGCCGGTCTGGTCGTAGTGGCCGCGCCGCTGGTGGCCGGCGGCCCGTTCCGGGTGCTGGAGCGGCACCAGTTCAAGGGTATGGATTTTCAGGCGCAGGCCGAGTTCATCCGCAAGGTGATGTTGCGCTACCGCGTGACCTATATCGGCATCGATACCACGGGCATGGGCTCAGGGGTCGCGCAGCTGGTGCGCCAGTTCTTCCCAGGCCTGACCACGTTCAGCTACTCGCCCGAGGTGAAAGTGCGCCTGGTGATGAAAGCCATGGACGTGATTCGCAACGCCCGCCTGCAGTTCGATGCCGGCTGGACCGATCTGGCAGCCAGCCTGATGGCCATTCGCAAAACCATGACACCCAGCGGCAGGCAGATGACGTTCATGGCCGGCCGCACCGACGACACCGGCCATGCCGATCTGGCCTGGGCACTTTTCCACGCGCTACACAACGAGCCGCTTGAAGGCCGCAACGGCGCCAACACGGCAAGAATGGAGATTATTGGATGAGCAACGAGACACCCGCAGCAGGCCCCCAAAACGGCATTCAGGCGTTCACGTTCGGTGAGCCCACGCCGGTGCTCGATAGCCGCGAGATACTGGACCACCTTGAATGCTGGATGAACGGCAAATGGTATGAGCCGCCGCTCTCGCTCAACGGCCTGGCAAAGGCGACCAGGGCGTCGGTATTCCTGCAGTCTGGCCTGATGTTCAAGCGCAACATGCTGAGCCGCTCGTTTGTGCCCCATCCACTGCTGAGCCGGCCGCACTTCGAGCAATACGCGCTGGACTTCTTCTGGAGCGGTAACAGCTACCTGGAGAGACAGGACAACCGGTTCGGCGAGCCAATCCGATTGTTGCCCACCCTGTCAAAGTACACCCGCCGTGGCGCGGATCTCGACACCTACTACCAGGTACGCGGCTGGAAGGATGAGCACGAGTTCACCAAAGGCTCGGTGTTTCATATGCGAGATGCGGACATCAACCAGGAGATCTACGGTGTGCCGGAATGGTACGCGGCCCTGCACAGTGCCCTGCTGAATGAGTCGGCCACCCTGTTCCGCCGCAAGTACTACCAGAACGGCAGCCACGCGGGCTTTGTGCTGTACATCAACGACGCCGTTCACAACGAGCAAGACATTAACGCCATCAGCGATGCGATGAAGCAGAGCAAAGGCCCTGGCAATTTTCGCAACCTGCTGGTGTACGCGCCAAACGGCAAAAAGGACGGCCTGCAGGTGATCCCGATCAGCGAGGTGGCAGCAAAGGATGATTTCGGATCGATCAAGAATGTGAGCCGTGACGATCAACTTGCCGCACTGCGCGTGCCACCCCAGCTGCTGGGTATCGTGCCGGCCAATGCTGGCGGGTTCGGTTCGTCCAGGGAAGCCACCGAGACCTGGAAGGAAAACGAGCTGCTACCGCTGCAGGCCAGGTTCACAGCACTCAACGACTGGATCGGTGAAGAGGTGATCACCTTCGACAACATCATCGAGCCCAAAGGCCCGCGTCTGAGCTGA